CCTGCCAATGTTCTTGTCTGATCTACCAGGTGTGATGTGATGCACACTAACGTTCTTCTTGTCCTCCTGTTGCTTCTTATGTGGCTTAACCTTGATGTATCTACTCTGCAATGATTGATGCTGAATGTTCTCCATCCTTGACTGCGTAACCCACATAGCAAATGGAACTGCTAACTCATCAACATCAGTATGCTCTTGAATAACATCCCACACCTTCTCCATGAGCTTATTCTGCACCTCGTTTCGATTCGACCGCACAAAGAAATTGTTGTGGTACAACCCTAGCTTATCGCTAAACCTCAGCTCCATGTAGTACCTAATCTGCCTTTTAACCATGTCTAAATCAATAGACCTAGTCATGGCAAACTGATAAACACTATTGTGCATTCTATGGGTAAACCATATCGGATGACTTGGAGGCTCTGCTATCAACCTGACATTCCCATCAATATAGCAGACTAAATCGTATTCACTTAGATACACATGAGATAAGAACTTATACTTCCTACAATCTTTCTTATCATCTCCATCCACATCTATTATAGACCATCCATCAGCCTTAATATACAAGTCATCGGTAAATACCACAAAGTCCCACCCCTCAAACTTAGGAGCAGGACTTATCTCATCGTATCCTCCTAGAAGTACAGTATATACTACCTTCTTATTTCTCTCCATGTTCTATCATCGTAGAAATTTAAGTTCTTGTCACTACTAGCAAACCCAAACAAGCATTCATCTTTCTTTGCAATCATGCCTGGGAATCGCTCAGTCAAGTACTTGTCTAATGTAATCTTGCCTAGCCTACTTTTTACCTTGTCTGTATCCATCCAATAAAACGAACCACTATAGTGGAAGTCCTGAGGTACATAAGGAGGGCAAGGCAACAGCTTACCACATACACCTGCAAATATCTTATTGCCAAGTCTAGGTACATTCTCTAAGTTCTTTCTATACAAGTGAGAAATCCAAATGTCCAAGCCACTCCATGTTGGCCGTGTGACACCTTTGCAATGACCATAGAATGTCATGCCTCCATCTATTTCTGCTAAGGACTCTAAGAAGTGAAATGCCTCACCTGTTGTACTGATATTCTTGACAACTCGATACTCGCAATCTTTCGGCAGCATTGAAACTATAGGCTCTATAGAATAGTCCTGATCTACGGCAATCTTGACAATCTTCTGACCATCAAATACCTTCCAATAAACCTTTAAGAGCTTTAGATTCAATACATGGTAATGTCCTAGCTTACCATTGAAATAAATGAAGTAGATTAAATTTTTTCTAGCATCAGAGTCCATCCTGTTGGGGTTAGTGGTCTTTCTAGTAGTGCATACCCTAGACTCTTCCAAAACTCAATCCACTCTGGCTCAGCCTTGATGTTAATGTGTCCCCATGCCTCATCATTTGGCGTTTTATGAGGTGTAGAACTGAATACTATCAATCGTGGAGTAATCGCATCAATAGCCTTAACAATCTCCTCATCGGTCATGTGTTCTGCAACCTCAATAAACAGCATTAAGTCAGCAACCTTAGGTCTAGCAATCACCTTCAAGTCAGGGTACTCTTTCTTGCAGTAATCTCTGTGACTCTTAAATACATCCAATGCCATTACATCAAATCCATTCTGTCGCATCACTTCTGAGTACACTCCTGTGCCACATCCGTAGTCAATTACATTTTCTGCATTAAACTTCTTGCAATACTCTGCTACACTAGTAGCCAAGTTTACAAATGCTACATTCTGCATAGTCAAGTTCATATCCTCGACCTCTGCTCGTAGAAACTCTTCCTCTGTTATAATCATCGTGTTTTGTTTATGGCATCATAGAAAGCAGCTTTATAGTCTGCTCTATTATTTCCTTCTTATCCATTCCTTCACTAAACTCAAACGTGTAGTCCTGGGCCTTGCACCAACAGCTATACTCATCGCTCAATCGCTGTGCCTTAACTGTTATCTTCCCATTTAAGGGATCAAAGTTCTTCGTTAATATCTTCGTTTTCATCTTCCATGTCCATGTCGATGTCCTCCTCATCCTCTTCCTCCTCCACATACATCTCTGTCTCCAAATCACCGCCTCGCATATCACTCAGCGGCATATAGTTAGTAGGAACCAACACCTGACTCTCGTCAACCAATGTTCCGTATCCTAGAGCTTCTCTAATCTCATCCTGACTGAATACCATCGCCTGACGCATCCAATGTACCAACTCCTTCTTGTCAGCTTCCAATTCAGGATATACATCCGTGTCAGACATCACTACCAAGGTGTTGTCACCATACCACTCTCTAGCCATCTTAGTCCACACATCATCCATCTTTCTAAGCAATGGCAATACGCAGTTCGTAACCACTCGAGTATCACCTGTCTCACTATTGGCCAATGTTCCCTGCGGAGTCAACAACTGAGACGGGTATCCGTAGATATTTGCAATCTGTCTCTCCAAGTCCTGATTAAAGTCCAAGATACCCATGTCCACAGGACTCAAGCCTATCTGTACCCACTTCAGGTCACTAGGAGTCACAACAATATCTCCTGCGTTATGCGCACCCATGTGGTTCTGTCTGAACGAATCGTTAATCGCTACAGCCTGCTCGGCAGTCAACTCTGACTGATCTGCGTGTCTAGCGTTACCACTAACAATACCGCTAGGACCCATGTTCGCAAACAGAGACCCTTGCGCAACATCTGCAAATCTCTTCTGAGAAATTACATTCAAGCTACTTCTTAGTGGACTTAACCCCCAGAACGTACTCTCATATCCTTGCCACTCAGAAACAGGGTTGAAGTACTTAAAATGTGCTATCTGACTATTCGGGATGATATTCTCAAAGTTATACGTTATCGCATATCCTGCCAACGGCTGTCTTCTATCTCCTGACATCACAGGCTTCACAGTCGGACTCGGTACGCTCCACAACTCTACAGGCTGCTTTGCTCGCAATCCAACCCCAGGCACGCTCGCATACACAATCGCATTTCCTGTAATCAACAAATACCCTGCAACCTCTTCTCTCAGCTGTCTTCCTGTGCTAGTCGGGTTCGGTCTATCCATCAACTCCAAGAACGGATGCTGCTCAATCGACTCAAACGCCTTCACTCTAAGCTTAGCCAACTCAGTAGCATTCTCTCTGCTCTTTACATACTTTTTCTTAGCAAAGTACTTTTCTGCAAATCGCTTGTCCTTGACCTTATACATCATCGGAACTGCATCAGCAGACTTCTCTACAATCTTAGAAACCACAGACTGTACTACAGGGATACTCTTATACGCCTTATCTATAAATATGCTGTCCTTTGCATCGTAAGGCATCCAAACCCCTTTTATATACTGCCATTGCAACGCCTGTGGTAAGCCTAGCTCCTTAGTTCTAAATGCCTTGAGAAGATTCATCTATTTCTATTTTATTTGTAAAAGTACAAATTTTACCTAAATAATTTCCCCCTTATCAGCACAAACCCCTCACCCTTCTTTTTCACCATCAACTCAGTCAATCCCCATACCAACGCATCTACTCTATCGGGTGACTTCCCTCGCTCAGGATCAAACGACACCATCTGATTCTCCAACGCAGGGAACGACCCTACGTGGTACACCTTCCCCTGCTCATACAGCGAGTACACAGGCTCCGCTCGCACATACTTCCCCTTCGTAGCCGACACCAACTTCACCCTCGTTCCAACACCCTGACTCTTCAACACAGCCTCCACCATGTCCCCACCCTGATTCTTCTCCGCCACAATACAATCCGCATTCCACCTGAACGCAGCGTCATTGGCAATCTTACTCCAATGATTCGGTGAGTACTTCCCACTCAAGTCCTCCAACACATACGCATTCCCATCCCTGTCCTTACCACATACGATGATACCTGTCTCATCACTATCCATGTTCGCAGTAATCGCAGGGTCTAACGCCACCACAATTCGATTCAGGTTCGGAGCCTCTGCCAACCTCGCCTTCTTAATAATCTCCCTGTTCCACAGCAAGCCATCCTTATCATCCAACCACACCCCCAAGAACAAGTGTGCATACCTATGCGGGTTCTCGACCTTCGACTTCTCAGCAGCCTTCACAAACGATTCACTCAAGTTCTGCTTATTATCCAAGTACGTAGTGTGGATGTAAGTCGTATCATCCCGCTTATCCCTTACAAACTGCTTATATATCCAATGACTCTTGAAACTAGGGTTCATCACCAAGATCACCCTGTTC